CATATCTTCATTAATAGATAAAACACTTGAGCCTGTTCCCTCAACTTTAATTGTGTAAAGACCACCACTAAATGTAAAATACGATCTCATTGATGATAGTATCTTTTTGACGTTATCAATAAGTTTAGTTTTGTTTCCTAAAGCTGTATGTATTTCAAATAGATTTTGCGTACTAGCTCCTGTAAATGGAGTAACAGAAGTATTACAAACATTAGCGGCAGTTGTAAAGGCAGTTGTATTTATATCACTTGCAGATAAACCTTTTCCATATCTAGTGTTTGTTAAATAATCATACAAACATAAAGCAGGGTTTGCAGAATAAGCATAAGTTGATCCTGTTAAATCGGTTAATATTTGCTTACCCCTAATAGTAAAATTTATCTTTGGTATTTTTCCAAATGCGTCAGCGTTATATTTAAAACGAAAAATAGCGTGGCAAATACCTTTACCTAAGTGTGAAGAATCCCAACCTAAATTACTTAAACCATCTGTACCTGAGAAATAATTATTATAATCTACTCCATCATCTGTACCATTAAATAACATAAATTCCGTTGGAAAAATATCTGTATCAACTTCATCTATAACCTCAACTGCTTTATACATTGGGTGATCTGTTTCAATAGATAAATTAGATGTGTTACTTGGAGCAGTCGTTGGAGTTGGTGAAGTTAAATTTGATATACTTGAAACAAGCGACGTACTTCCATAACTTGAATCTGATCCTGTATAAGTTGCATATAATTTATCATCTAAATACAACTCAGTCATTCTAGCGATCTGACCCTCACATAAAGCTAATACCACATAAAGATATTGATTATCCTCAGTAGTTGCTAACCAAACTATATTACCACCTATTCTACGAGTTCCATAAATAACAGGCAAAGAAGCGTCAGAGTTTCTTTTATTAACCATTATTCCATCACCGTGAAGCATAGCTTCAAAGTCTGGAAGATCTGGCATATCAGGTATTAACCAACCAAATAGAAAATCAATAGTCTCGTCAATTATATCATCTATAAAATCTAAACCATCATCTATAATGTCATCAATATCATCAATAATATCATCAATTTCATCACACATTTATATACCACACCCATATTTATAACCGACACGTCTAAATCCGTGATCAGCAAAAAGTTTTTCTCTTGCAGGGATTTCTTTCCCATCTAAAGTATTTAACATACAAGGCATCAATCTCTTTTCAGCTAATGATTTAAAAGCCTTTAATAACATACTAGCAGTTTCTATTGTTCTGTGTTCTTTCTCAATCCAAAAACCCATTTCAGTTAAAAATTTCATATCACTGAACCACCATTCAACCACAGTTCCGCAAACACTACCGACAATTTTTTTATCGTGTATTAAAACAATAACATTTCCGTCATTAATCATCTTTGCACCATACCTACTAGCTTTCATTAAATTTAATGCAGGAAAAACTATATCTGCTCCCTCTGTCATTTTTTTAACAAACTTTTGTAAATCTATAATGTTATCTTTTGTTGCTAATGTAACTGTATATTTATTGGTCATCTATTCTTTTTCCCCATTCAATATCTACCATCATAGCGTTTGAAAATTCAAAAAACTTATCTCCATTAAATATTTGTTGTTGTGAATTGTCGTTAGTTCTTCTTCCTCGTTTCATCTCAAAGTTAGCCCAATGATTAGCAACATTAATAGATATTTTGCTTGTAGTCTTAGTTTCATTGATTGCATAACCAGAAATATATCCTAAAAATATTGTATAAGGATTAGCAATTAAAGCACCTGCGTCTGTTAAATATCCTCTTATAATTTTTACAGGTCTATGAATATGGTCATTGTTAAAAAATAAACTAATAAATGTTTGACTAGCACCCTCAATAGAAAAATTAACTGTACTTGTAGCGACTGTACTTGATTCAGTTATAGAGGGAATTGATAATAAATCTGCTCCTGCTGTATATGTATTGCCATCAAAGACAAGGTCAAAATATGCAGTAGTTCTATAATAAATTGTACTACCAATAGTAAACTGAATTAAATGTACTTGATCTAAATGGTTGGTAGCAAGTTCAGTTTTTAATGTAGAGTGTAAACCTCTTGACATTATAGTACCTCAATAAAATCTAATTCGTATCTGTATAAAGCATCTTGTCCTATTGTAAACTCTTGAACATCATTTTTTAATGCTACTGTGAATGGAACACTATCATAAGTTACTGCTGAATCATTAGTCAATGCAGTAGTTAATGGTGGCTCTATCGTAACTGTTGCCGCATTACTTGATGAAGTTACATCAGATACAACCATATAAACTTTGTCGTGTGAAGCAAATTTTATAAAATCACCTGCTTTAAATCTACCTGCTCCATCACCTGCAAATCCGTCCATAGCAATAGTTGTGTCAGCGACAGCGTGTACTCCGTTTACTAATACTGATCCTGTTTCTGTTCCAAGTGAATCATCTATAATTGGTGGTGTATAAGTAAATGATTCTTTACGCCCTCTTTGTGCAGTAATAAACGCAAAGATTGGAGCAAAACTTGCTCTAGTCATTGGCGGGAATGATACTTGCATTTCCCATCTTTGATTTTGTAATTGTCTAGCCTGTCTGCGTCCACTAATAGATAGCGATACAATAGTTGTTTGATTACTCTTAATATTAATACCATTAGATATTGGACTTGTAGGAAATGCACCACTCATACTAGAGCCGCCTGACCTTTATTATTTAAAGCTGAGTTAATCATATTTACAATCTGTCCTCGTCTTGTATCTAGTAGATTTCCAAATGATTGTGCGTCTACTGTTGTTATATTAAAGTTTACTGTTGCACCGCCACCGCCAAGTTGATGATTAGGTGTAACTGTTCCTGCATTAGATGGTGTAAATAATTCTGGGCCTTTTTCTCCAACTAAGAATGGTGTGCCTGATTGTCTTGCACCACCAAATTGAGCAGGTGGTTGTTGGTTTCTGATTGTTTGTACTTGAGCCATACCACTAGCTAATTTCATAGCTCCGATTATAACATTAAATGGAAATGGTAGTTTTAATGATTCTGCAACACCTGCCGCAGTATTCATTATGGCTTCACCAATATTTAACGCTTGTTGCATTCTAAAGGCTTTTTTACTATGTTTAGAAGTTTCAGCTAGTGTTTCTCTTAAATGGTGTGTTGTACCTCTTAGTTTATCTTTTAACGACATCTTTTCAAAATCAACTTCACTAAATTTACCTGCTTTAAAATTATCTAGATTTTGTTTTTGTATTGCCGCTCTTTTATCTGCTTCTGCTTGATGTATTGCTGTAACTTGTTTTTGAAAATTATCTTCCATTAAAAGTTGTGTTTGAATTAATTCATCTCGTAAAGCAAGTTCTTCTTCTCCTAATGCTCTACCACCCTCTAATTTTGCATTTCTGTGCGCTTCAGTTAATTTAGCTAAATGCTCATCAACTAATGCTTTTTCTTCTATATTTTTTTCAATTAATAAGTCTAATTCATCTTTATTAGCTTTTATAATACTCTCTAAACCTTTACCTGCTTTAATTTCTCCACGTTCAGGTGTTGGTGGAATAAAACCACCTTGTTTTCTTTGGGAATCACCCATAGATGAATCAATTACTCTTAATACTTTCAATTGGTCTTCTAATATTTTTAATTCTTCTGTAAGCTGATTAACTCTTTTTACATTATGTGAATTTCTTGTTAAATGAGCTTCGTCTTCTTGTTTCTTAGTAGCCGATATTAATTCTAATCTTTTTTCTTCTACCTTTAATAATGCTTCTGCTGTAGTAGATGGAGCTAAATCACTTATTGAATTTTTAAATGCTTTGAATTTACTAGTTAGTAAAACAACTGCCGCAGTAAATACAGCTATACCACCAAATATAATATTTTTCTTTGTTGCTAAATTAAACCCTTGCATAGCAAAGGTCATTCCATTTATGGCTGTTGCAACTCCAACAAATGCTGTTGCTATTTTTAAAGATATTAAACTAGCAAAAACCCCTAAAACTAAATCGGCATTGTCCTTAAGAGATTTAAACATCTTGGCTAAACCCATTACCGCAACACTTAAAGTTTTACCTATATGAATTGCAAGTTTTTCAGTAGATCTAGCATTTTCTTCAAAGAATGTATTTAAACTACCCATAGCTTGTTTAAGGGTAGCAAAGAATGTTTCGTTAATTTGGTTTTTAAAGGTAAATAATTTATCACCTAACATTGAGATTGTTCCCTCAAATGTTTCTGCTAGTGCGTCTGTTGCTGTAGCAAACCTACCACCACCACTAAATACATCTTCAAATGCTTTTACAGTATCTTCAATAGATACTGTTGCACCTTGTTTAAAACCTAATAAAGATCTAACACCTTTTTCTCTAAATATATCTGCCGCCGCAATACCACCACTAAAGGCTCTTTGAATTTGACTAGCAGTAGTCTGAAAATCTAAACCTGTAACTGCCGCAACATTACCTGTAATTTCTAATATTCTTGTTAAATCTTTTGCATCTTTAGATACAACTGCAAGATTACCTGAGGCTGACGCAATGTCCTCTAAACTAAATGGAACTTTACCTGCAAATTTTGCAAGGTTATCAAATGCTAATGCACCCTCTTGAGCAGAGCCAAATAAAAACTTAAATCGTACTTTTAAACTTTCAACTTCTTTTCCAGTGTTTACTAAATTCTTAATTAATAAACCTGTGCCTAAACCTAAGAAAGCGTTACGCAAATTAAAGACAGATTTTTTTAAACCATCTAAACCTTTTTTGGTACTGTTTAAAGCACCTTTAGTTTTATCCTGTGCGACTATATCTATTTTAACTTTTTTTGACATCTATCTCCTAGATTTGGCTTTAGCCATATTAATTTGTTGCTGTTCTCTTTTGTTCTTATCTTCTAAGAACACAATCCAAGTTAAAAACTCATCAACTGTGAATTTCTCTACTTGGTGTATAGGAATTTTTAAGTAATCGGCTAATTGGACTATTGCGTTATAATCAAAGTCGTTAGCTATTTTTTTTTAATATCTTCTTTTGTAGGTGTGAGCATTAACCAAGTTGCAAGTTCAGCAACTAGGTCAGGATCTGCTCTTTTCATTAGATGTTGTTTGTGTTCCAAGTTAAATAAATTTTTACCTTGCTCATCTAACGCTAATTCAATTAATACATATGCCAACCCTGTAATAGTATCAACTTCCATTTTCTTTAACAATCTACCTTTTTTTTCTAATGTTAAAGGCTCTTTATAAATTGTTAAATCCCAATCTTCAAAGTATTTGCTTTCGCCTGTACTTAAAGTGTTAAAATGATCTTTAATCTTATCAATAGCTGACATATGTATTTTTTATCCTAATTTGTATTAATTGTCAAATTATACTGTTGCTCTAGTTATAGCACCATTTATTTGACAAGAAATTGATAGTCTAATTATATCGTCCATAGTTACTGCAACTGAGTTACCTGTTACGATTGCAGGAACAGAATAATAGAAATCTCCACTATCTGAACCCTCAGGGTAAAGTAGTAAAGTTACACCTGTTGCTTCTTGTAGAACTATCTGACCATTAGAGTCAGTTTCGTCCCACATACATTCAACTGTTACTGAGCCACTTTTTCTACTCGTTTCGTATGTTTTATTTGTATCAGATAATTGAGTTGATTCAATTACATCTGCTGTTGTTTCTAGCGTAAAGCCTGTTACTTCTGCTACTGTGTTAGAGCCAATTTTTATAACTCCTGCTGAGCCTGTGTGTACTGCCATTTTATTCTCCTTGTTCTTCTGTTATTTTAATTGATTTTTTTTTGGGTTTTGCAGATTCAGTAAGCCAACCTTGTTGTGCATACTCATCTACTTGGTTATCCCAAACCTCAATAGTATCTCCGTCTTTATTTTGGAGTTTTATTTTTTTTGCCATATTTTCTCCCTGTTGGTTT